AGATAGACTCATTGTAGAAGCTATTCTAAAGTATCATCTGAAATATAACAAAGCTCCTAGTTTTGCTAATATCAGACTTCAGTTAGATACTGATTATGATATATGTCAAGAAGATACAACAGAACTATTCAAACGACTAAAAGAGATTGAAAAATTCAAAGACCTTCCTGACTTAAAAGCTTTGATAGATCAGACTGAACAATATTTCAAAGATAGAGCTTTAGAAAAAGCTATCAATGAAAGTATTGAGATCATAGAAAAGAATGGTAATAGAGGAGAAATAGAAACAAAGATAAAAGATGCACTGTCAATAGCATTCGTTACTAGACTTGGGCATGATTATTGGAACGATGTTCATGAACGAATGCTATGGTATGAAAAAGAAGATCAGAAAATACCATTGAATGTTATTAAGATGAATGAAGCTATTGGTGGTGGTTTAGTCAGAAAAGCTATGTTCTGTTTTATGGCAAATACTAATGTGGGGAAATCAATCATTGGTAGTCACTGTGCTTCCTCTTTAGTTACGGCAGGGCATAATGTTTTGCTTTGTTCAGGCGAAATGTCCGAACAAGAAATGTTGAAAAGACATGATGCAAATATTCTTGATATCAGTATTGATACTCTCGGTCCTTCTTTAGATAAAGCATTGTTCAAATCGAGATTCAAAACAGCCTGTGATAAACCTCATGGGATATTGATTGTAAAAGAATTTCCTACTGGAACTGCTAATGCAAATCATATAAAGAAATTGATACACGAAGCATGGACAAAAAAGAAGATTAAGTTTGATGTTGTAATTTTAGATGGTCTGAATAACTTTGCTTCATATAAAATTCCTGCTTCACAAACAGGAACATCATTATATGTAAAATCTGTAGCAGAAGAAAATCGAGCATTATGTATGGAAGAGGATTATGCTCTATTAACATTTGCTCAATTCAACAGAGGAGCTAAAGGCAAACAAGATAAAGCAGACCTTGAAGATGTCGGGGAAGCATATGCTATATCTCAAACAGTAGACTTTGCTGGTTCTATGTTGCAGACAGACGAGTTAAGAGAGCAAGGAAAATATCTGATAAAGAATTTGAAAACTAGATTCGGAAAAAACAAAGGTGTAGTCTATACTATAGGTATAGATTATGATAAAATGAGACTAACTAACCTTGCAGAAAAAGATCAAGAACTTCCTATGCATATAAGAGATCAACTGGCATATCAGAAGCAACTGGAAGAGTTAAAAGAGGAATCGAATTTCCTGGAAGATGCTGATTATTCTGGAATATAAATAAAGAAAACAAAGGAGTTCCTATGAAAAGTATAAGAACTAAAACACATTTAGTAGAAAGATTGAACGATCCTGCTTTGATCAAAGGTATTAAGCTGAACGAGTCTGAAGAATTAAGAATTCTCCTTCCTAATCGTAGTGTGCTTATCATCAAAGATGGATATGTAACAATAGGAAGATAACTCAAAGGAACTAACGAATGATTAACATAGACTTTTCCCATCTCTGGCACCGATCTATTCATCCAAACAAGAATATGATTTTGGAGAATATCAATTTTTGTGCTCATACTACACTGTCAATGATACTGAATGTATCAAAACAGTTTGGAGCATCAAGAAAGAATCCTCTAGTTATATCTGTCGATTCAAAACCTTCCTGGAGACACAAGTATTACGAAACTTTTTCTGCTGATATTCCTGGTTATGAAGGACTTACATATAAAGGTCACAGAACAAAAGACCCTATGTTTGATTGGGAAGGAATGGATGCTATTAACAAAGATATCCTAGAAGCACTAAAGCTGTATAGTGATTTCTATGTGATAGATGTAAAATATGCAGAAGCAGATGATGTTATAGCTGTATTAGCACAAGATGTCATAGACGATCCTTACTATGTAGTATCTTCCGATAAAGATTTCAAACAACTTCAACGACACAATGTTCATATCTTTGATCCTATCAAAGGAATATTTCTACCAGAGATTGATGTAGATCATTTCAAAAAGATTCACTTTATGGTAGGAGACAAATCAGATAATATTCTTGCCATAAAACCAAAGATTGCAGAAAAAACAGCAGAGAAACTTTATCCTGAATTAGAAACTCTATTAGCAACTATTCCTGAGATGAGAACGAAATACGAATTCAACAAGAAATTAATAGATTTCGATGAGATTCCATGCTACATTAGAGATAAGATCAAAAAAGAAACAGAAAAGCAAACACACTCTTTCGATGCTGCAAATTTGATGAAGATGTTTAGAAAGTATGAATTAGCAAATTTAACTGAAAGAATCTCAGAGTTTAAGTTGTATGATAAAGAAAGAACAACTCCTATGATTAGTCAAATCAAACAACAAAAATCTACTGAAAATTACATAGACGATTGCCTGGATGGTTTTTTTGTAGATGAATGAAAAAAGAATAGACTTATAAGAAAAGATATGAGATCATAAAAGTATAGAGGTACACATGAATATAGTTCAAGAATTAAAAACACAAATCGTAGACTTACAATTTCATCTTAAACGTATACAAGATGAGTGTTCGCATCCAGTAATAGCTTTAACTAAAACACACCATTCAGATACTGGCAATTGGTGTAGAAGTGATGATAGATATTGGACTACGTTTAACTGTGGACTTTGTGAAAAAACATGGAACGAAGAGGGAAGTAAATGATACTAACTAACTTAATCGATGATATAGAAAACAGAGCAGCAAGACTTCATTCTTATATCGAAGCAATTCTGGAATACAAAGAAGAAAAGAACATAGATGATTTTGAAGATATTACTGAACAACTCAATGCGTCTCTTATAGAAAAAGTAAAAATGGAATTCAAACTTAAGCATTATTTTCCAGAAGAAACTTTCTCCAATCCAGACGGATTTTTTGAAGAAGAACCTGAAGAAGAATAGATTTTTAAAAGTATAAATAATAGTATAGAAGTAATCGTTTAGATTGCTCAATCACGCTGCATTGGCAGCATCAAAAAGGAGTAACATTATGGGACAAAAATTTGCGTTTGATTACACACCCTCCAAAGAACAGATGGTAAAAGACGAAGAAAACAAGAACAAGTTCACCAAAGACGAAAGATTCTGGAAACCCACCAAAGACAAAGATGGTAATGCTTCTGCTGTAATTCGTTTCCTTCCTGACATGGAAGGTATTCCACTCATCAAATTCAGTGATCACTCTTTCGAGTATACCATTGGAACAAACAAAAAGAAGTACTGGAAGAATTGTATTAGCGATTTCGGATGGGACAGAGAATGTCCGATCTGTCTGAAAAATGCAGAATACTGGAAATCAGATTTCGAAAAAGATATCAAGATTGCCAAGTTACGTAAACGTAAATATCATTTCATTTCAAACATTTTCGTAATCAAAAATCCTCTTCACCCTGAAGATGAAGGTAAAGTTTTTCTTTACAACTACGGACAAAAGATTTATGAGAAGATCAAAGAAAAGATCACTCCTTCTGATGCTATCAAAGCTCTTGGAGAGTATGTAGAGTTTTATCCTTACGATCTTTACACTGGTGCAAACTTCACTTTGCTCATTTCAAAATCTGGTCCTAATCCCGAAGAAGTAGATTATGCTGCATCTACTTTTGCATTGCAGTCAGCTTTCTTGAAAGGTGACGATAAAAAGATTGAAGCAGTAATGGCACAAACTTCATTGCTTTCTGAGTTTACTGCTATCGACAAGTATCCTACAAACGATGCAGTTATTAAGTTGATCGGACCTGTACTTGGTATCCTGGCATCCGAAGAACCTGATGAACCTGATGAACCTGATGCTGGTGGTTTCTTAGATGAGCCAGAATCTCCTGCTCCTGAAGAGGATGTTCCTCACTTTCCTTCTCCCGCAGCAGAAACTCCCGCAGAAGAAAGCGGTATCCAGTTAACCGCTGAACAACAAGAAGATAAGGATTTCTTCGACAAGCTTCTTAAAAAGTAAACAGAAAATATCATAATAGAAAAAAGGTCATTGAGAAATCGGTGGCCTTTTTCTTTTTATAAATAAAAGAAAACTTTAAGGTTTCTCATGGCAACTACACAAACACCCGTAATTTACTATTGGGATGTCTCCAAAAAATCAATCAATCCTTTGAACAATAAGGATATTGCAGTATTGAACAATGCTCAAGCTATTCTTGAATCTATCAGCAATATTCTTCAAACAGGATTATATACAGTTCTTTGGAGTCCAGACGAAGGAATAGACTTAGATAAATATCTGTTCGAACCAATAGATAATATTACTGCTATGCAAATTCAACAAGACATCATCTATGGATTGGATCTATATGAGCCTAGAGTTAAGAATGTAGTAGTTACAGTAATTCCAGATATAGATAATGAGACTTTCAACATCATTATAAATTGTACAGAGACTATAACAAACTCTGATCAAACATTCCAGGTCGATTTTAAAAAAATAAGATAAGGATATCATATGCAATTTTCACTTACATCATTGAAATATCAAGACATTAGACAACAAATCATAAAGCACTTGAACGCTAATAATCCATATGCTATCAGTAATGGTGGACAGTACGATTTTAGTTCTGCTAACCTAAGTATCTTCATAGATTCTATGGCATATATTTGTATGACTTTTGGGTATGATGTTTCCTTTGTTACTAACAATTACTTCTTAGGCACAACTGAAATCAGAGAGAATGCAGTTTCAAAAGCTAGTGAAATAGGATATACTCCTAAACGACCATATGCTTCTAGATTCGCAGGAACATTTGTATATACTGGATCAGGATTTGTTTCGGGCAATTCTTTATCAATATATGCTCGATCACCTTTTGTAGGAAGTTTGGGTAATATATATTACAATATGCAACCGATAGTTTTAAATTATAAGAGTGCTACTGAACTAGAAGGGGAATATCTAATCTCTCAAGGAAGTTTTAACACATACTCTGTTACTCCAACCGGGGAAGATAATTTCTTTTTTGTTATAAACAATCCAAATATCGACCAGGAAAACTTTACTCTATATGTAATTCCTACTAATGTATATGATAGTACTCAACCATTATCGCTATATACAAACTATATCTGGACAGGAATAGATGCATTTACAAACTTAATGAATCCAAAATCTTATTATTTACAAGAAGATGTTGTTACAGGATATCCTTTGGTTATGTTCGGTAATGCTATTTCTGGAGCTAATGTTCCAACTGATACTGATATCATAATAGTTGAATATTTTGATACAAAAGGTAGTGCTGCTAACAATGAACTATTGAATTCATTACCACCATCTACACAAACTAGTACAAATACTCCTGTTTATGTATATTACAATACATCTTCATTAGGAATAGGAAATACATTTAGTACTGATAATTTTAGTGTCAGCTTTCAAAATGCATATAACAAATCTTTCGGGGGAACTGATCTCGAATCACTATCATCTATTCAAGCTAATGCTCCACGCTTCTATTCTTCCGCAGGACGGGCAGTAACTCAAGATGACTACATCTACCTACTAAGTACGTTTGTTGGCATTGGAGCTATATATGTGATCGGTGGAGATGCATTATTTCCAGGAGATCAATCTCATTTGGGAAATATCTATATTTGTCTCGTACCTACTTTTACTCCAGCAGAATTTTTAACTAACAACAGTATATATGTAACTCCTATATTTCAGTCACAAATCAAGTTGGCAGTAGAAGATCATCCTATCATCTCTACAAAAAGATTTTTCTATAAACCAACATACATTCTTATAAACGCTATTCCTACTATAGAAATAGCACAGACACTTACTACAGCAGATAAAAATAGTATCAGTAATCAGGTAACACAATTACTGACTACATATTTTGAAACTACATTTGATGCTTTAGGTGTTCCTTTTAGATCATCTAAGCTGAATACTGCTATAGACAATTTGTTGTATGTAGAGTCTTCATCGATAGCTCTGGATTATAGTTTTGTTATTAACAACAACACAATAGCAGGAATGTCAACAGGTGTTGATAATTTCCTATATCTACCTATCAAAAATATAAAAGATAGCAATGGTAATGTAACAGGAACAACAAATTTTGTTCGTACTAATAGTAAAAATATTGAAACTATCTACGATACTTTTAACTGGTCTATCTTAAAGGATTCGTTTGATTCATTGTCAGTATCGAATCAAGCAGTATTTAAGAGTAATCTTTCGTTGTTAAATGCATACCAAAAAGATTTACCTGCAAACGAATGTACAATTTACAGCAAAGAAGGACTAATCAATATTGATAGTTTTGATAGATATCTTTATAACGATGACATTATCACAATCGAGATAGCAAACTTTAACTATGTAGATAATCAGATAGTAACGTATAATGCTATACCGTTTACTGATCAATTTGGAAATATAGATTCATTAGAGATTTCTGTTTTAAACAACATCATAACTCTATATTTCTCATATCTTGTTAACAATATACAAACATTAAAAGATGTTGGTACGTTGACATATAGTAATGGTAAATTTGTTGTTACTGTATCCAATACACAACAAGCAAATCTTCAACAATATTTCGGCATAGATGAGAACTTTTACTTTTATAATTATGAAACTACACCGTTCAATGTTGTAGCAAATTCACTTTCAAATTTTTCTATCAATATTAAGACTGCTCAGAATGTATTTACAAATTTGAATTTGAAATCTAGCAAAGATATTTTTGATGTAATCATTACAAACGGAGTACATAAAGCAACAGCTTTAGAAAGTTTTACTTTTACGGCAGTTGGTAGTGATCCTATTCCTACATTTTATAATATTAGTTCAGGCAGTATTGTAATAGGAGATATAGAAAATAGTCACTTAGCTTTGAATTATGATCCGTTTAAAGGATTTTTGAATGATGAGTTTGATTACTCTGCAATCAATCTATCTACTTTAACTATAGGAGATTACTATATAGTATCTAGTAACTTCAATGTTACTACATTAGGCAATACTGTTTACTATTTTAAAGGAACCATATTATATTATAATGGAGCAGCATTAGCAATATCTACAATCAAAGAAACTTTATCATCTGCATCAGACATTACTTTAAACACGGTTTACTCTCAAAACCAATTGTTTACTGATGCTAGTACATCACCATATTATAGAATTTATACTGGTGGAGATGTAACTAATTTGAGTAATTTTCCTTTACTGACAGATTTGATATATGCTAATAATGTTTATGGAGTTTCTGTAGATGGTTCGCAATTATTACCAACTCCTCTTACAGACGGAACAATGATAAAGATAGTAATGAATTCTACTTTATATCCTACAGGAATAGAAATATACTATCCTCAAACAACAAATTCTAAAATAAACACATTGTACAATTGGGACTTGACACCAAATAGTTCAACTATTGTTTATGATGGCGATCTTATTCTTTATAAAGATACAGGAATTCCTAGTACAAGTTATTGGGTTTTGATTACTAATCTCAATGGTGTAGCAGGAAGAGCAAGAGTTCTAGATAATATTGGTAATGCTTATAAATTTAAACAAATAGAATCGTTAGATGAAATGGCCCCATATCTATATCAAATTTATCAGATTGCTGGTAATGTTCCTATATTAATAGATACTAATCATCTATCTTTGTTTCCTACATTACCTCCGAATAACATTTTGAATGTTGGAGATTATCTTATTTGTACAGATGCAACAGCAAATCTTTGGGAAATCTTCAATGATGATTACTTTGATTTTTATATTGATGCTGTAAATGCTAATTCTACTTTCCCGGTTAGACTGTTAGTAGGAGATATGTTTACGGTAAAACTTCCTGGTACTCCGTCCAATACAAATTTTGGTGGGGAGACAGGTTCTGTTTACTATGCAGATGGAGACAAAATAATATATGAAGGAAACAATGAATGGGAAAAGTTTACCAGTACTAATTTGCCAGCAATCGCTAATCGTACTAATATTGCCAACATAGGAGATTTAGTAACAATAACTGATATTGGAAATTTCCAAAATGATACTTCTAAACTAAACGTTCCGTTATATGATTCTAATATGCAATTTAGTTATTTTGATACTCTAATCTTTACTAATACTGGTAGTACTGGAAATATGTGGATAAAAGTTAATCCTATAAATATTTACAATACTATCACAAATACATTTGATACTGATCCTAATAGAGCAGAACTAAATGATTTAGGTTATAATTCTGATTTGAGATTATCTCAAACAGGTAATTATAACTATACTATATATCTAAATGACAAATATAACGGAGTAACTATAGGACAGTTAAATTACAATACAGGATTGTTAACATTGAAACTTATAATACCAGAAATTTTGAATGAACTTACAACCAATCCAAAAGGAGCATTGTCAAATATTTTTGACGTATCAAATTATAGTGATCAGCAAATGGATATTATTACTATGATTCCTAATGGTACAGATGATTTTGATACACTATTCGATCAATACATCATAGGCAAAGTAGAACAGGTGGTTTTTAACTAATGATAATAGAATGTATTTCTCAAGCTAAGAATACAATAAGTGCTATATTCTATAACAACGGAACTATAGTTACTCCCTCTAGTTATGTGTTATCAGACGCTTTTAACAAAGCTCAACCATCATTTCTAGACGAACCTTTAGAATTGGTTATGGCTGATCCAACAGTAAACAAAATAGATATCATTATTCATTTTCCTAACAACATATTTTTTCAGGGATTGAACTATGATTTCATAGCATCTACTATTCCAAAAGTAGTCTTGAGTATGTCATATGATGGAATATCCTGGAAAGAGTTTCCATATTTTACGCTTCCTGCTGGATTGACTAGTACCGATCCTCCAACAATGCAAGTTATAAATATGTTAAAGGATAAATTGATAAAGCAGATAGACGGTTTCAATATGATATATGATACTTTTATTCCTATTGTATTGTTATCATTAACTCCTCCACAACGTATAATAGCAAACAGAATAATATCTTTACTGACTCAAAAGAATTATGGATACTTATGGACTGAGAATGGAGCTATAATAAACTTATTCAATGAATTCAACTTTATAAAATTAACACTAACAGATTTTGTTGTAAGTCCAGTACCATTATCATTGAATACCTTGACAGTATCAGCAGCAGTTGTTATAGA